GCTGTATCAACCTGTAGAACTCTGCGGCGAGTGGAGTTGGTGCTGGATAGTGCGGTTCACCCTGTGAACTGTCAACTTCAATAACAGCATTTGGATTAGCCCAGTCACGTTCGAGCTGTTCAACGCCATTAATAGCACTGCCAACTGGAACTAATAGCTTCAGACCAGCAGATGCCTGTGCATGAGATAGGGCAAGACTCCATAATTTGTTTAACAGTCTCTGCATTGGAATGGCACGTGACACATCAGAGCGTGGATACGGTGTCTCAGTCCAATTATTGGGGAACGGTATGATAGGATACTGATTTATATTTAATATATATTCATCCAGCACTATTTCTGCACACGTTGTTGTAACTCCAACTCTGGTCTGCATAAAAACTTCATACGAAAGCCTGCCCATCTCAATATCGTTTGCGTACTCTTCAGCAACGATAGCAAATTCTTCTTCAGTTAATATTGACTCCTCACCTGACTGTCCATCAATAAGTCTGTAAAAAGGAACCTTAACTTTATAAAAACGCTCCAGAACCTGATACTTATTTTCCCTCCAGTAGTCACTATCAGTAACTTCTGCTGGTGTATATACCTTACGGCTTAGTTTATTTTGTGTATCAGGATAGTCTTCTTCACTGTAATTAGATAGTTCTTCCACTATTCCGGAAACCATCTCACCAGTCTGTTCATCAATCTGCGGTCCAATTTCAGGGTAGAGGTTAACGAGCTGTTCGCCTGTTAGGATAGTTGACAGGATGACTCCGTCAGCGTCGGAAAACCACCTATCTCTTGAAGACGGGGGAACGTAAACCCTGAAAGGATTGATATGAGTAAACCGAACGTCACCCCTACCCATGTCTGCTTCTCTATCTATGTAGCAGTAGATATAACCAATACCTACTGTTGAGAAATCATGTATTGCCTGCTTAACGTGGGTGTCACCATCAGAGTGCTCCCATACTGAACCAAGCATTGTTTGCCAAACTTTTGCCATTTTATCATCACTGTCCTCACGTGGGAGTGCAGTGAATACTGGCGGACGTGCGGTCATAAAGGATTTCATCTTTTCAACAGCAGGAGAAACCCTATCCATTGGAATGTCAGCCTGATTACGTGACTGTAATTCATCAGACTCACTTGATGAGAAATGATTACCAAGGTAAAAATCTATATCTTTACGTGCTTCAGTGTCCCAACTGTCACGTGACTCACGCCAGCGCTTAAATAGTTCCTGGTTATTTAAAGCTCGAGGATCAGCTTCCATTACGTTCTTGCACCAGTAAGCCAGTTATATGATCGAAACGTTTTCTTTATTTTACTCATCGTATCATCCCCTTCTTTAAAACTTCCGCTAATAGGCGGACGTGAAAAATAATCTGCATAGTACAGTGCATCCATCAAGTCGTCATGCCTTGAAACGGGATGTTCAAAAAACTCGTCAACTATCTCTGTCATGGATTTACGTACATACAGTTTCTTGGAATTTACAATCGGTCCTAACGAAGTTTCAAGCCGATCTTGCTTTTTTATTCCTGCGGGAGGTTTTACCCCCTTAAAGATGCCGGGTACGAGTCTTTTGTCCGTCGAAGCCAGCCTTGTAGTCATATCACGTACCATCTCCTGCGCTGCCACCGTTTCAATAGTTACCCTACGCACTGGAGAGTATTTAGTTGCATACTTTATTATTATTTCAGGAAGATCAAATGTAGGTATACGCTGACGAAAGTAATCTATTACGTAACGATTCTTATTGGAATCAATACCCATAACAACTATTACCTGATAATCTGACGTAGAAGTTGCGGTAGCTGCGATATCAACTCCGATGTATACGTTTATAGGAATAGTCTCACCGTTCATTTCAAGATAACTGAACCTGCCCTCACTTTTAAAAGTACCGTTATGATACTGAATCTTATCTATTTTAAATGATGCTGATGAAATATCACGGGCATCATTCATATATTCCTGAGCAAACTTGTTAAGCATGCCCATTTCAGCGAACTCTGCCTTCTTTCTATCAAGCTTGGCAATGGGAAACTGTTCCGCCCATATGGGTTTATCATCTTCTATTGCCCTGTAGAAATTTAATATCCAAGGATATTTCTGTTTATTCTCCATTGCTTCACGATATCCATCAACAATAGTCTGCAAGAAGCTGTCATAATGAACTATTGTACCAGAAAGCCATATCCATCCCTCTCTACCTGGAGACTCTTCAAGCGCAGGATAGACCGTAGATACAACCCACTTCTTAATTTCCGACCTGCGTTCCGGTGTCTTGGTATTAAGTTCTGATTCAAAGTCATCAAGTATGATACCAGTATAACGTACATCAATCTCAGTACGTCCACGCAGTCTCTGTGTAGTACCTTTAGCCATTATCCTGTCACCTTTTGTAGTAACCAAGTCCTTCTCAGTCCAGCGCTTACCTACCAGATCGCCACCTAAACCGCCAAAGTAATATTCAATTGACTTATTATTCTCCAAGTGACTACGTATATACTTCAAATGATCTATAGCCTGACCCTGTTCCTCAGCTACCCAAGCAATAAAATTACGTTCTTCATCAGATGAAAAGCATATCTTGTGCAGGATTGCTGCTTTTGCCAGTATTGACTTACCAAATCCACGGGGCAGTATATTACAGATACGTGCGCCGGGTTGTGTAGTGATCAGTTCCTTGGCTATTTCATGGTGAAAGAATGGAGACTGACTCTTATTCAGGAAATCATTAGGTAAAAACGCACGTCCAAAATAAATAAGGTCTTTATAGGCACGTGCCAGTACCTTATCCTTCTCTGATAATTCAGAGGGCGGACTTATGATATTGAATACTTTACTCTCGCCCAAGGTAGTGAACACGTTAATTCTTCAAAGAAGTACACGCTATTCATAAAAGCGTACTCTATTTCAGATTTTTTTCTTTTTCTTCTTAAAAGCATATCTTTTTTTCCTATCAACAGCTCTTTCGTCTGCTGTCATAGAACCACGTATGGCTCCAGTAAATGTATTAGTACCATCTGGATTAAGATGACCACGCTTTACAAGTATTGCAGTAGCCATCTTTTTAGCCTTCTCATAGCTCATATTGTCTTTAGTCATTAGCTGATTGGTTAATCTTCTTAATAATAGTGACACTTTATACTTTCCATTATCATTTGTGCAACCTGCGGAACTACTGCGTTTCCGAGTCCTTTAAGTCTGTCCACCCTATTGGAAACCCCATTAGCCACTCTACCCACGCTGGGTTCAGCTGTCCAGTTGCTTGAGCTGACTCTTTTACTACTGCGTTTAACGGCAGGGAGTTCCTTTCGTACTGACTTGGACCGCCGTCGTTCTTCGAGTCCTGCGCTGTAGGAGTTGGAAACATCTTCTTCTTCCATTCCCATATGTCCGTTCTCAGGCTTCTCCCCATTCCACCACCGTGAGCCCCTACCGAATCCGCCGCTGAGGGCGTTGCGAACGGCATCTTCTTTGGAAATTGTTTTACGAACCTGTCGAGTGTAACCGATTTGTTCGTCTTGTAGTTCAGCTTCTCCTTTGACGATGACTTTCTCTCGATGTGATCCTGCGTTGTCGGTGTCGGTATGCTGTGGGTAGGCAACAATCCATATCCTGTACCGAAGGTGCGGGGCTCCAACGTACTTTGCTGATATAATTTGCCATTCTGCATCATACCCGATTTCGGCAAGGTCGCAGAGAACTCGTTTAAGTCCTCTATGAATGAGCATTGGTACGTTTTCAATAAGTGCGTACTGGGGTCGTACTTCGCTAATAAGGCGATGCATTTCTGACCAAAGACCTGATCTTTCTCCTTCAATTCCTTTTCCTTTCCCTGCTATACTTATGTCTTGACAAGGGAATCCACCTGTCATAAGAAAAATATCATCAAACTTTTTACCATCCAATTCTTTTATATCATTAAAAACTGGTACGTCAGGGAAATTCTTACCAAGTATCTTACAACAGTACTCATCTATCTCGCAAAACCCAACTATATCAAGCTCATCTCCCCAAACCTGCTTGGCAGCAAGAGAAAATCCTCCAATACCACTGAACAAATCAAGCATGCGCACGTTATAATCAGTAATCCTTCCCATAAAGGTCTGGTTTGTACCTGTCAACCTTGTCGCTAAGCTTTAACAGCTCACCAGACAGATATACACAGGCATCAAGCAGTTCTTCAAGCGTTTCCCTGATAAAATCACGTCCATCATCCAGCGGTACGTCACTATTGTACTTCTTAGCACCTATATCAAGGCGTTTCTCGATCATTTCAAGTATTCTCTTGTTATTATTCTTTACCATTCTTATCAATCACCTGTTCTGCATGGGCAATAGGGGTAATGTCATCAGTATCACCAAGACGTTTCAGCTGTTCACGGGAAAAACCCTGAAATACTGTAAGCGCCTCACGTTTCTCTTCCTTTGGAAACATATCCTTGATCTTCATTAGCAGTTCTATAGCCCGTAACTTGTCTGAGTCCCTGCCTTTAAGGTTCTCAATGATCTTCTTAGTTCTATCGAATAGATAATCACTATCTATTCCAATTTTCTTTAACGATTCTGCGTTTTCTTCACTAATCATACGAATTATACGTTCCTGTTTTAGTAATATTTTAGCATGCTGCTTGGCATACCCGTAATTATTTGTCCTATATGCCTTAAGATAGGCATCAATAGCATCTTCTCCGTCTGCAACGTAGCGTGCGAAGAGGGTTTCACGTGCTGTAGGGTTCGTTCTCTTCTTAACTGAGCCAAGATGATTAACGTCTCCTGCAAATGAGTAGATATTCTTGGCAGGCTCACCCTTAAGGTCGTAATGCTTGGTAGTTTTGCGCATACCAAGTAACGTGCGCACGCCGATATGATCCTTATTGAGTATCTTAACAACCTGCTTATCGTCTGTAAGAGTATATGAGCCAACATCTGCTTTTCTCCAGTTAGGTTCAAGCTTTTCATCGGGAAGGAACTTACGAAATTCCTTCGTATTCTTGAATATGTACTCTTTCCTGCCCTTAACCACACGTTCATACACTCTGATGTTCACCTTTCAGACGTTTTATGAACCATGTTAGCTCTTCGTTGGACTTCAGCACACGATACAGTTCTTCCATTAACTGCTTCTTCGTGTATCTTAAATAAGCTGGATTAGTCTTCTTTAGATACGTTTGCTTGTTTTTGCTTAGCTGTTCCATTTTTCTTGGTCTTCCTCTGGTAAACAACAACGCCTTCGGATTTACGACTCAGCTCAGTGGCAACGTCATCACGAACCATAGCTATCCCTACGGCAATGTCTGAGTTCCTAAATTCATCTGCTTTCTCGCCCACAACGTCAACTATGACCTGATGTCTTAAATGACAGTCGCAACACCATAGGTAGAAGGAGTGGGGAGGTTTCAATGCAATTGGTTCAGGATCAAAATCACTTAGTTTCATAAATGTAAATTAAATAACGAATATGCCTATCTGAACTTTTTTATTGCTTTTTAGAAAATCCCTTATATATAATATATATATATTACGTTACTATTATTAAAGCTTTAATAGTAAAGCTATATAGTATAAAATAGAATTATAAGCTATAGTTACGTAGTAGTATATACACGTGCGCTGGTACGTTATTTTGTTTAAGGTGTATTCTTTTAAAAGAAAGTATCGCAGTTAAACGTAGCAATCCTGAAAAAATCGCCCACCAATGTGTGTGCCTCTTTTACGCCGCCTGGCGCCCCCCTCTACGTTCATCCTGGCGGGGAAGTTTAGTTGAAATTTCTACGTCAGGAACCATACGTTAAAATTTTTTTTATGTACGTACATTTAATTTTTATTACGTTCCATGTGATATTGTAGTAAAAAAATAAACCTTAGCGTACTTTGATATAAATCAAAAAAGAACTAAATTCACTCGATGCCGAATTTAAGACCAGCCTTATTGAGACTCGATCTCATTAATATTTATACGTATGAGAGCGCAATCCATACGTCAAAAAATTGCTATGTACGTTCACAGAATAGGATGGAAGTAATATGAGTAAACCTAATCCAAACGTAGAACGTATAGAAACCGAAAAGGTAACCAAAAAAGGTTACGTACTTCAGGGTACACATTGTGTACTTAAACCAACACAACACGAAACAATGACAGCGACATTCAATCAATTTATTGATCAATGTCTCGCTGTCAGTCTTGAAACCAAATTAACGTTAGACGATCATATATTATTAACGATCAATAACGTTACTGGTGCAAGTCCTAAAGTGAAAACGTTTCAAGTGGGTGCATCTAAAACGTCTAACAGTACTCCGGAAATGATCGAGCTAATCAGTAAAATAGATGAGCTTGTTTCTGAGTATGCGGACTGTTTTATTAACGGTAAGCCTATGTTCCTTTGCACTGATGAAGTGCCTCGGGAATACTCAGGAACGTTTACTACACGTACTCCCAATGGTGAAAACCGGAAAGAGTATATCGAAGCTTTGACGAAGCAAGTCAAAGAAGCTACTAAGGAACTAATCAGTTAATTAACCGTGAACGTACATAGCAAAAAATTTAGATTTACGGTGTTTGTTAAACGTGACAACAAACTTTATACCAATCAATACACTATTGATCAGTACACCAAAAGTATAGCAGCACGTACTAAGTCTACCAGGACAAAAGTTTCTCAATCTCCGAAAACTACACGTGAAGATTTTACCAATGAGTATAAATCAAAAGGTAATAGAACAGGTTTAAATATTACTCCTGAAACTATGTCATTGATCAAGCAATTACGCAAACTTGGTATTCAATACAAATACTTAGAAACGGATTTTACTCACGATTGAAACATATAAACGTAATTTCACTTAGCCCCAATTTTGGGGCTTTTTTTTTGCCCAATATTTCGACGTTCAAAACTTTTTTAAATAACCAATAACGAAGGAGCAAATCACATGATAACACATAACTTTAAAAGAAAGTCGGAACGTATTAATCTACGTATACATTACGACAAGTTCAGATCCAGGATCTTACCAACGTTAAACCTGGCTAAGTATTACGTGAATGATCCAAGTTCATTTGTATGTTGCAGTCTGCTATGGTTCAACATAGATAACAGATACTTCAATGTACGAACTGGACGTAGTGCTAATCATGGTACAGGTCGTAACGAATACTTCAACATACATTACACCATTGACGTATTAGGTTTTGATCTAAGTTTTAAATACAGATACTACTGTAAATAATTTTAAGAGTAACGCCAAACCAAAGAGAGGTAGGTAGTAATGCCTAAAAGATCAGCGAAAGATCGTAAACGTAAGCGACGTATGATCAACGATGAACTAAAGAAGACAGGTCGTACCAAAGCACAACGTAAACGATATGCTAAACAACAACAAAAAAAGAAAGCCACGTTGTATGACGTGTGAGGAGTAACAATGAGACAATCACAACACAATCAATTCAATGACGTAATGATATTGCTTATGTTTGCAATACTTTTCCTGTATTCGTTTGTCTTGGGAGATGTATACGTTGAGTTGGCAGCAGTAAGTGAACACATTAATGGACACGTTATCAACTGTCAATGTCAGTAGAACTAAGTAAAAAAGAGAGACGTTGGCTACGTAATAAGAAGGCAACGTCTATTAATAAGATAGAAGTATATGGTATACATGCTACGTCTGTAAGATTGTACAACACAGATGTGGTCCAACTCATGCAAGACAGGATCATACTCAACACTGATCACTGGAAGACACAAGTAACTAAGCGACGTATGAATCAGGTCTCTGATTTGTACGACCTTGACTTCCACGTATATCAAGAGTCTAAAGATTGGTATGTATTAGACAGACGTAATCGTACACTGTATAACTTCTTCAGTGATTCAATAACAATCAAGAGATAAGGAAACGTAATGATTAATTACCTCGAGAAATTATTTGATTATCTTGGTAGCGATAAGTTCTTTACGCTCATCATGGTAGTCGCAGCTTTTATATTTATCTTTAACGTAGTTAGATGCTACGTATAATTAAGGGGCGATGTGTTCACGGCAAAACCTACGTTCCAGAAGTGATTCTGGTTAGAAATTCGTTAATACTGTCAGTTAAGCACGTGCGATTCAACTCCGTAAGCGAGCAGTTAAGCGAGGTTTGATCGCCCCTAACTATTATAATAGGATGCACGTTCGAGCTATGCTCTACGTTCTATCCATCCTGCTACGGGGAGATTTAACTCTCCCCGTAGTGTTTATCTACCCAAATTTTTATGACAAGAAAGTCACAGTGTAAAACTTAATGAAGTATGTGTGTATATCTGAACGAGTGAAACCGGGGTGTGACGTAAAGCCACCATGGTCAACGATGCGACTTGGTGATACCACGTTACATAAAGATGGGAATAACACCGCCCACTGTCCCACTCGAGGGACTGTAGTTCAGACGTACGCACATAATGTACTAACTCAACAAGACAGGAGGAACGTATGTCAGAAATGAACGTACACCAGTTCCATGACGCACTACGTAAGGAGGGGTATCTATGTACGCAACAGTTTGCTGATAAAGTATACTGTGCATTAGAAAAGAAACCCATGTCTATTACGATGCTGATTGGACAAGCTGGTACGGGTAAGTCCTTCCTACCTGAGACACTCGGTAACGTACTCAAATGTAATGTGTATGTTAAGCAAGCGTATCAAGGTATGGATTGGGATGAGTTCGTACGTAAGCACGTTCCCGACGAACACACAAAGTCGGGGATTAAATCAATAGACGCTGAACTGTTATGTGCAGTCCAGGAGTCACAAGAAAGACGTGTAGTATTACTGCTCGATGAGTGGGATAAGACACGTGTAAGTAGTGATTCATATTTCCTTGACTTCCTACAGACTGGACGTCTCAGTGTCAGTGGTCAGAAGTATCAAGCAAACCTTGATAATCTTCTGATATTCTTCACGTCTAATAACGAGCGTGATATTTCAGAGCCGTTGTTACGACGTGTTAAGGTAATCGAAGTCGAGCATCTACCTGTTGGACTTGTAGCTGATGTATTAAAGAAACGTTACAAGAAGAATGCTACTGCAATGAGTATGATTGAGCCAGTTCTTAAGCTGTATCATACGTCAGTCATGAGCAAGATGGATAAACCTGCTACAATACAGGAGTTATGTGATCTGATCAACGATTGGGTCATGTATAAACTTCAGAACAGGGAACCCAACTGGGAAGAGCTTGTCTATGTGAACGTAACTAAGAGTGAACGTAATCACTCAGCGTTACAGGATGCCATAAAGAATAACATCGAGAATAAAAAGAAGGAAGAGTTCAATAAGAATCTTGACGTGGAGTACTTCAGTACTACTGTGGAATTAGATAAAGAACTTGGTGTTAGTGAAGGTATCATGCCACGTATGATGAAGCTGCGTAACATAAAGGCTGACATAGATTACGGTGATGCTAACGATAAGAGTGATGTATACGTAGAGATAGAACGTAACGATGGATCATATACTACTGCGTATATAGAAGCTAAAGACGGAGGCGATAGTGTTGAAGTTCCGCACATGGTTGGTTGGAATACAATAAAACCTGACGTTATTCAGCGTTCTAAACCTTATCCATTGTCTGATGTAGTAGATGAATGGTCTAAGTTTAAAAGAATGATGTACAACGATGGAGTTATTGTTCTTACTGAACCGTATGCTGACATAGACGATGTGATTGGACTGATAGAACACAGTCATGGTTTCATACGTAAGGGTACAGATGAAGAGATTATCTTTCGTATCTACGACAATAGAAAGCATGAGATTAACGGAAGATGGTTACGTAATAAGGGATGTGAAATAGTATGTCATGCACGTGCGTTGGAAACACTGCGTCAGTTCATTGAAGGTGTTGGTTGGTATAGCAATGGTTACGTTCCACTGAATCGTATACAAAATAGTATACGTGATGGAAACATAACCTCTGAAAGATACGTACATCTCAGATCGCTTGGTCATACCAAGAGTTATCTTGACGTAGTAGTAAGCGGAGAGAATAACCACAACGATGAATTGCCGTATCACGTAAGTCTAATGCGCAGTACTGAAGCCAAGGTTAAGGAAACCAGTAGAACTACTACGTATAACTTGGGTTGGGCAGTAGTACAGAGTTGGCATAAAAAAGATAAGCCTAACTACAAATCACACGTGGTAATCAAAGAACGTCCAGGTCCAGATTGTAACTTCGGACT